CTTTTGGCAAACTTTACAGTCGCCACGAAGGTAACCATTACCAGCAGAATGAAACTCAGATAATTCTTTTGTGATACCACACTTAGAACATGTTTTCATTTTACCTTAGAATTTGTAACTTTATTTATAAGTTACAAACGTTTGAATTGAAACGCTCCCCAATCAGATCCCCATACTTTAGCATGGTTTTCGGCATGGAGACCACGATCTAAGACTTGGTACTCATTCTCCGTGAGAACAACCTCGTTTTGAACGTAGGTCTTTATTGTACCACGCATGACCCAGCATTCGCAAGTGTCATTTTTGCCTTCGAACCGCTTCGGTCCAGTCTGTCTAATAATATTATCACACCCTGGTCGGTATGTCAAGAGGTCATCCGTAAGGAGTTCCAGATTCTTGCACTCAGCAAACTGAATCGCGTCTTTGATCTCATAATTTTTCAGGCGAAGATAATCGCCCTCATCAACTACTTCAATCACAAACTGTCTATAGGGTCTATTTAGCAAGTAATTGTATGCTTGTTCGCCATAGAAGCGATAATCGGAAATTTTCCGATGTTGTACACGAATATGAGCATATCGCGTTGGATGTGACTGAGCTTGACGCTTGTTAGAAAACGATCCTTCAAATAATTCAAGAAACTGGTTCATCGGGTAATACTTCAGGATTAACGAGATCTAATTCAAACAAAACTGGGTGACATTCCTCAGCAATCAAATAATCAGAATAACGGAAGATATCTTCCATAGTATATTCTTGATTAAGTGCTGCTTCTGCTAAGATCCACTTATCGTGTTTCTCATTTTCTTCAAGAATATCAAATGCAAATGGTATATTTTCAATATAATACATCAGCACAGGCTCGTTGTCAACGAAGACATGCTTTCTTGTGATGGTGTATCTGAAAATTGCCATTACATTTGATCTCTTACAAGTTCCTGTTACTATTTACACAGGAATACCCGTGGTCGGATTCGAACCGACACTGGAGGGATTTTAAGTCCCCTGTCTCTGCCGTTGGACTACACGGGCAAGGTGCTCCTTGAGGGGATCGAACCCACCTTAGGCGAATTATGAGTTCGCTGCATTCACCAGATTGCTAAAGGAGCAATAGGGGTGTAGGGAATCGAACCCTAACACGGGACTAATCTGGTCCACTTGGGCTTATAAGACCCACGATGCTCCATACATCACACCCCCAACGGTCAAAAATAATTGAAGTTTATAGCAACTCGCACTTTCTCATCTGTACAAGTTGCTCCTGTGTGATATTCGTGTGAATCGAATATCACAATCCTATTCGATATACTATCGACTTTAGATCCTTCAGAGAATTTTGTGTAACCGTTGTTGGTGTTGACATAGTAGATTGCAACTTTTGTCTGATTAACGTTATCAATATGATAACCATGCTCGATGGTTTTGTCAGTCCTAGGCAGTAATATGCCTTTTATTCTGGTGATTGCTATTGGTTTTAGTTTTTCTATAATAGGTATTAACAGTTTAGCAAATTCACTTTGAAATGCATAGTCTCTATAAAAACTATGTCCAAATTGAAAGTTGTACTGCTCTTTGCAAAGTAGATCTTTTGATACTACTGAGTTTGCATAATACCAGGGAAAATTAGCACTTAAAAGAGTATTGTGTATCTGAGTAAATTGCTCTTTCGATAAAAAGTTGTCAATTACTTGCATACTGCTAACTTATTTTTAAGTGCCTGTCTACGAGCTTTCGCCTGACGTATCGCCTGAGGTTTCAGACTACGCTTCTGTTCTTTTTTACTGTGATGTTGCCAGTTGGGAAGCGTTGACATTCTTCTTTCGACCTCTGTACTTATGTATAATACCCGATCAAGCAACGATTGTCAAGGGACATGTGCCAGTTGATTTTCTGGCACTATCGTATGATTTGCTTTTCGTAGTAATTATCTCCAAATTCACCTTTTAAAGAATAATTAAATACGATATTTAATCTATCTTCATTACTCAAATTTGGTGGTGTACCATGTTGAACAAATCCTGGAAATATTACTATACTACCAGGATTTGGTTGAATATAAACTTCATTTGAAGTATATGGAGTATTTTGTTTAAGATTTGGTTTAATCGATGGCAAAATCCAGGTGTATCTCGATGGTTCACAATAAAAAGTAAGTCCACCACAGTTATCTGGCATTTTTGTATAGAAAATGCCAGACCACAAACAGTTTTCATGAGAATGTTGCCTGGAATAATCGCCATTTTTATGAAGCATACTCCACGATCTATTGCAATCTAGCTCTATTCCATCTGGATCTATACAAAGATCATTATAAACATATTTTTTTATTTCGGAATTAATGACCATTTTAATGTCACTAAATTCTGGCAATTTTAAAATATCTTTATTACACGTTGTTGATCCTTTTGGTTCATAGTAAGGATTTGGATTTTTAACTCTTTCCCACTCCAAGTTCATTAACCTTTTATTGATATCATCTAAATTTAAATTATACTCTTTAGCACAATCAAAATTTAAATATAAAGGTATCGCAAACAGTGGATGTATCATTATGCAGGACGAACTGGAGGACTCGACAACTGAATAATCGATTGTTGTTTGACGAATGCTTTGAGCTCAGGTGTCTCATTACGCTAAAGCATTTCTAAGAGACGCAGCAGCTTCTTGAAGGCTATCTGCAACTGATTTTGATAAGGCCATTACTCCCCTGAAACTCGAACATAGTTATTCTACTGAGTTTCTGAGGATCTGTCAATCCCTTTGGCGCCAGTCCTCTGGTTTGTCTTGAGTGAACCACTCAGCAATATCATCAGGACCACTAAATCCAGTTTTTTGACTGGTTGGATCTGGATCTCCAATATCCAAAGCATTTAGGAAATCATCCAGACCACCCTCTGCCATATTTGGATTAGCAGCACGTCTTCTAGACTGTCTAAGCATCGTTGCAGCAGTTCTATTATGCTTTGCCAACTTTTCCGCCCATATCATGTCTTCTAATTTCACTTCCTCGTGCTTAGAAATTCTCTCACATATGAATTCCATTCGCAGACGGTAGTTTGTTGACAGCATAAAGTCTCACCACAACTAAGTTTATTTAGTTCAGTAAAATAAGAGCACCTTTGATATTAACGTTTCCTACACCAATAATATTAACTGCACCAGCAGCAGTAACGCTTGCGGCACCACCAGCAGCCATAGATGCTGCACCTCCAGCGTTTGCCGAGAATGCCCCGCCTGCCTTGATTGCATATGCTCCAGCAACATCAGCGTTATATGCACCACCTGCCTTGACATCAATAGCTCCACCAGCAATTTCGCTGATCAATCCGCCAGCCTTTCTATTAATAAAGTCAGCGGCATCATAAATTTGACCACCAATTAATGTCTTAACAGAATATGCACTATCTCTTGCCTTAATTAGTGGTATATTAATAGGATTACCTGCTACAATATGTTGTTCAGCACCACCAATCCACTGTTTATAATCACCCAGAATAGACCAGTTAATATGTCCAGGAGAAACGATGTTAGAAGATGCTCTAGGATCGAAACTTAGAGTTGTCTTTTCAGACACGCCAAATTCTAGTTTTTGTCCTATAATAATCTCCTTATCATTACTGGTGTATTTTTCAATACTACCAGCATTCATAGTAATGGTTCCACCACCAGCAGCACCTGCTTGGATTGTAACTTGTGTTTTTCCAACTAGCATCAATTCTTCCGATGCTTCGATCACAATCTTTTGTGCTCTGATGTATCTGGTCCCACCAATTGTTTGCTCAACTACATCACCATAGGCAACCATGTTTAATGCTTGATTTTCTGTATCATCTCCAGATGAATACTCTATATTCGTTCTTCCTTCGTGCTTTTGCACTTGTCCAAATGTGTGAACATATAATCTTCCACTACCAGGACCAGTTTCTTTATCTCTAACCCCAGTAAGAAGTCGTATAGATCCTTTGTTGTCAAGTACAATTGCTCCATCTGATGGACTATCAATACGAAGAGCTGTAGATTCGCCATCTGGTAGAATTCTTTCGTAGATTTCAGATCCAGTTAAAGTTCCTTTGTACCAAGTATGAAATCTAGGTTGATCCTTCAGCTCCTGTACTTCACCAGAAGTTGTTGGTTTAAAAATATAATCAGGATATGTATATGCAGAAAACTGTGACATTATGGACAATCAACGTAACGACCCGTTCCAATCTTGGTAGAACCAATTGTGGATAGTGCTTCAGTATCTAGGCAAACTAGAGATGGGATAAGTTTTGCACCAAATCCATTTCCACCAACAACTAAGACTCTTGGAATAGAACTAAAGGTTCTTTCTCTATCCAGTATGCGGGCACCGATTACAAAACCATCTTCATTTATAATTGCTTCTGCAACTCCTAGTTCATCATTAACATATACCTTTGGAGGCTCTGTGTATCCTTCACCTGGACGAATGAGTGTAAATGTATCGATAATGCAACGTAAGTTTTTGGTTTCTGGTAGATTTACTTTGTAACCATATCCGCCAGATTTCACACGAATCTCTGTCAGTAATCCCTTTTCGTCTAGTAGAGCTGTTGCGGTTGCGCCCACACCTTCTCCGCCAATTGTGACATATGGAGGTTCTGCATATGGAGATCCAGGCTTAGAAACTGGAATTGTAATAATAGATCCATTCTCATCAGTAATAATTTCATCTGGATTTACTACTGGAGGTTCGAAGTTATCAAAATCTGTCTCTGGAGTATCGCCCTCGCTTTCATCATAATCACTCTCAGTATTATCATCAGCATCTATAATAGTTACATCTGCATATGCCGCTGTTCCGTTAATAGAAAATCTAAGAACTTCGAAATCTTCTACAACACCATCATCTTCTATTCCGACAGTTACTTTTGCTTCACCAGAATTTATTACAAAACTTCCAGTTAAAGATCCACCAATAATATCTTCTGGCTCTATTTCATTTCCGAGAAGAGTGTAATATAATACTGTTCCATTTTCTACATTTTCTGTGCTGATTGTAAAGACGACAAACTCATTTTCTCTTACAATTGACTTATCAGCCAACACAGAATATCTCGGCAATCTTTCCGAAGGAGGAGTATTTGGATCATCGATGGTAATGTCAGAATCTTCACTATCGGGAATTCCATCACCATCTAAATCCTCAATATCAACTTCATCTGGTGGGAATACATTATTGAGACTAGTTAAAGGATTAAGTGCTGATCCTCCATATGGATTTCTATTGCGATCCTTAACATCTCTCTCAGTTATTGTACAAATTCCAATATTTTTAACAAACTTCGAAGAAACACCACTTCCAGAAACGGGCGAATTCGTTCTCAATACTAGTGAAAAATCTTCTGGTCCTTCCGATAAGCTATCGTAAAATGTTTTGACAGTAATTGTTTTTGTTGTTTCTCCTGGTGCAAATCCTAAAATGTCACTTGTCTTTAAATAATCAACATCTGCTTCCGCTCCATCTTCAAATGAAACTGTTTTATATCTAACAGAAGATGATGAACCAAGATATCCACTTCTTGTTACTGTGAATATAGCATCTTCACCTTCTTCTACTGTAATATCTTGAATGTCATAAGTAATTCTCTTTGTTTCAGATCCCACCGTTGTTGGGTCCGATCCAGGAATATTGCCATTAGTTCCATCAAATAAAGGAACTCCACCAACAAATCCAACTGTTGTGATTTCTAATGGTCTTCCAGTATAAGCGTCATCACATGTGTACTGAGTATAATCAGCTCCAGTTGCTGGGAATAGATTATCAATACTTCCCAATAGATCATCTAAGAAATCTCTATCATTATCCTTTTCTTTCTCTTCTCCACTTGTGCAAACTTGCTTATACTTGCTGCAAGTTTTATCTGGACCAGAGCAAGTAATGCCAAGAAGTTGCATTACAAAATTAATAGCGCCACCAATCAAATTTAATGGACCAGCAATTGCTCCAAGAATTTCTTGAAGTGGTCCGAGAATTGATCCCAGTAGTTCCTCCATCAAAGAATTCATCTTAGAGATGATTCCATTAACAAGTTTATCAATCTGACAAGCAGCTGCTCTGTAGATCTGATTAACGAAGTTCATTAAAACATTTGTCAACCACTTTGCCAGGCGATCACCAAGATCTGCCATCTGACATCCGAGGTTCTTCAATAATCTATTAAACCATTCAGTTACTGGTGTAAGTGCGTTACCAGTTTCCGATGGGAATAGTAATGCTTGGATTAAATCTTTGACACCAGCGGTCAGTTTTTCGATAATAAATCCTTTTACTTTGGCGATAAACTCGCGTACAACTGAAATGCCTTTATTGATGTAGTTTCTTGCTATACCAATTCCGTCATTTACTGCACCAGTTGCTTGACTAACAAGATATGTTCCAATATTTCCACCGCTGCTTTGAATTGCCGCTAATAGTTCTGCAAGAATGTTTCCCATCTTGCTCTTAATGTCGATATTATCACACTTCTCTGCAACTGATTGACACCACTCTTCGGAATATGGATTGCCCTTCTTTAAAGGATTGATCTTTCTCTGTGGTACATTTACTCTTGGATTTCCATCACCATCTTTAGATCCATCTGATAATCCACCTGTTGCTGTGTTCTTATCAGTTCCTTCTTGCTTTGGAATACCAGCAGTTTTTGTATTAATATTTGATGATATTGCAGTAACAAAAGGTTTTGTATCTGGAGTTCTCTCGACAAATACTTTAGTTGCACCAGGAGTCTGTCCAATAGACCCCATAATAATTGGTTTTTGCTTTTCGGTATCCATATAGAAACCGACAACCCAACAACCAACTTCTAATTGTGGATGTGCGCCTCCAGTATTGCCAGGGACAAATGGAACTGTCACAGGCATCACAACGTTAGCCCATGGCAGATCCTCAGTAGCAAGAATTTCTGGATCTCCTGGGTGATCTCCAACAATTCTTACCTTAAAACGATAACCGCCTTTGTTATTTACTTCTTCTCTGGCGGTTCCTTCAATTTGTCCTACCCACCAAGAAAAACCATCTTGACCTATTCTTGTAGTGGGTACAATACTGGATATAATTTGATCCATATTATTCAATCATCATATACTCTACACTCTAATGCTTCTGGATTGCTATCACAAAATAGTTCCAGAGAAGTTGGATCTTTTTCTTCGTTTGGATGATTTGCTTTATAAGTTTCGAGCTGTTCTAACTCTCCCTCAATATGACGGCGCATCTGAGGAGAAACTGTAGGGTCGCTCAGAATTTCTTTATCTTTTTCAATATGCTTATCAATACTTTCCATGTTTAGTTACCTCCGTATACATTATTTAGTGCCATGATTGGATTCCACATCTCCGTAGGAATCTCGCATTAGGCGTAAAGTAGTGAAGAATCTTCCATTCGTCGATTTTGTACTATCATATGAATGAGTGACTTCTTGTATTAGATAAGTTCCACTACTTTCTTGATCGTATGGTTCTTTTGTAATTTCTGCATTTGGTAACTTGTTTACTAATTTAATAGTAATTTTATCACCAGCACAAATTTCAGAATTGCCTGGAATTATTATAGTTGCTAATTGATGTTTTAGCAACTCATATCTCATAATAGATTGTCCAGCAAAGTGTTTGTGGAAATCACAAAACTGACTTGGACTATCTGACCCATCTTCCTGTTCAAAAGATGCAATCCCTGGTTTATTATACCAACTTTCATGATCAAGTAACACAGATATTATTCTAGTGGGATAATCTGATAATGTTTTCCCGTCTGCAGTTTCTATGATAGATGGAGTATTCTGTGCTCCAAGATGCTTCATATCTTTGTAAGCATCTGCAAGACTATAATGATATTCGTTATACTGTCCAGTAGAATGATTGAAGAATATCATTAGAGAAGAATATTTACCCTTTCTTAGGGATGTCATCACATCAACTTCTGATTTGAATGTAGCTTGAGATATGGTAAATCTGTCGTCTGCTCCATCATCTATATTTGCTGGTTTCTCGATATATGGTCCCCATGGCTTAGTTTTATCATCTTCAGATAGAAGTTTATCCACAGAGAAAAAATTGTATCCTCTCTTAGTTTCCCAGAAAAAGAATCCAGCACTACCAGATACTTTTTGCCTTTCATTTTTTGCGGAAGATTTGTTGCTTGATGTTAATCCCTTGGCAACACTTTTTACTGCAATAGAAGATATAACATCAAAAGGTCTTCGATTTGCTGGAATCAACTTCATTTCAAATTCTGTTGACTCTGAGAAAAATTCTTTGGGAGATTTTAAGTCCTTTTGTAAAATTTCAGCAACAATTTTATCACCAGTTCCTTTGAGTGGTTTAATTAGTCTGAAATATTCATTATTCAGGGCTTCTTCTGATATCAGTCCTAAAGTATACGACTGTGCGTTATTTTTGACGTATCTGTTTCCTATCTTCCAAACTAACATCTTGTATTCTTGTGGTTGCTCTGATGATGAAGTTTGTACCGTAATAATAACTGTTTCTCCACCCTGAATTGGAAGACTATTTAATAGTCCAGCACTATCCACAACAACTAATGTTGCTGCAATAAAAGGACTGGTAATACTTTCCACATACGAAAAAGTACCAACCATTTGTTTAATTTCATATCCCTCGCTTTTATCTCCAAGGGCAGAAATTTTTACACTTTTGAGAGAAAACTCTGCAGAGTTCTGAAATTGTTCCATTATGCTAATGCCCTAATTCTTAGATCTTGGAAGACAGCAGTTCCAGTTTGCTCCATACCAATACCAGGAGATACTCCATTTCCATTTATTCCTCCCTGCTGATTTCCACCTCCACCATAATAATTATTGATGATAGTTGCACCACCACCTTGAGTTGTGAGTCCCATAGTATTCATGGCAACTTGCTGAGACGCTGCCATCATAGGTGTTCCAGTATTTGGATTGGCAGCAGATGCTTGTAATGCTCCAGGAGAAACACGACTAGATGCTCTTGGACTTGTTCTTGTGGCAGAAGTCTGTCCATTACGCTTACTTGGATCTGGTTTACCGTTTATTGAAAGTGGTTGAGCTGGAGCTGCAGATACTGATTGATTTCCTCTATTTCTTGCTATTGTGCTGCGACTTGCCCCACCAGGCATTCTATAAATTTTTCCTTGTCCACCATAATATGCGTTATATTCTTCGGGTGATGCTTCCCATGAAAATTTTGCTTTGCTTGATGAATTAGAAAGTATCTTTCCATTCTGCAGGACAACACCAATATGTGCCTGTGGTGGAGATTGTCTATCATACATTACCATTACATCTCCAGGTTGTCTCTGACCATAACTGACCTGTTGATACCCAGCACCAACCATTTTCTTTTCTGCATCTGGAACATACATCGATGCTCCCCATGGTGGAGTAATTCCCGCAGCCTTATATACTTTATTTACAGCCCAAACACATCCATTTTCTCCCCCACCTGGAGCCTCTCTGGATGACA